CGTCAAAAAAGGGGGGGGGGGTGGGGGTGTTTTTTGCGGAGCCGATACCGAAATCTATCGTGGACAGCATTGGTGAGCAGTTGGAAGTCGAAGGCGAACCGTTCGTGGAGGAATGGCTACAAACCATCAAAGACCAACTTTCACAGGCAGAAAGCCTGGAAGATTTTCGCCATCAACTCGACAGCTTAATTCCTGAATTAAGTTTCGCTGAATATGGCAAAGTGATGGCCTGGGCATCAACCACCGCACACTTTGCTGGTCGTCAATCCGTAGAAGATGAGCGCAAATAATGAGCAAGTTCACTTTTGAAGAGCAGGTCAAATATTTTGAGAAGAAACTCAATTTACCGACCAACAGTTATTTAGACGTACTGGGCGAAGAACATGATTATTTCTTCATGGTCGCCGGGGCGAATCGTAACGAAGTGCTTACAGCGTTTCGCGAAGCGGTGGATGAAGCGATTCAAAACGGCGAAACCCTTGAAGGTTTCCGTAAGCGCTTTGACGAGATTGTGGCAAATACCGGCTGGCAATATAACGGAGGTCGCAACTGGCGCACACGGATTATTTACGACACCAACGTTTATGGTGCATATAACCGTGGGCGTTTAAAACAACATTTAGACTTGGCGGATGTATTGCCTTATTGGGAATATCATCACCATGATAATGAACATCCGCGCGAAGAACATATTGCATTAGATGGCACAATTCTGCCGGCCACAGATCCGTTTTGGCGCTATTATTACCCAATCAAAGCGTACGGTTGCCATTGCACTGTATCAGCGCATGATGAAGACGACTTAGCCGAAATGGGTAAAACCGTGAGCCAATCGCCTGAAATTGAGTGGGAAGAAAAACTGGTAGGCGTTCGCTCCGGCAATCCGCGCACGGTACGTGTGCCGAAAGGTTATGATGTGGGTTTTGCGCCCTACAACTTTGAGCGACTAACGCAATCCCGAGATGTGGATGTGGACAAGCTGTTGTTGCAAAAAATGACGACAGCAGAACCGCACTTAGCCAGTCTGCTGATTGATGACGTGCTGAAAAATCCGAAAGCCATGGTGTTGTTAAACGGCGCGATGAAAGACATGGTGGATACCGTAAGCACGCAAAAAATCGCACGTGGCAACATGAAATATGTGGGCGTGATTCCGGAAAACGTGATCACCAAATTAGACAATTTAGATAAAGCCCCACAAAGTGCGGTGATTGCGGTGCGTGATGATGACGTATTGCATGCACTACGAGACAGCAAACAAGCCAAGGGAATCAGCCTGCCTGTAGAGTTTTGGGAACAGTTGCCCGAAAAACTACACCATCCGAAAGCCATTTTATTGCAAGCAAAAGAACAGCAACGCAATAAGAATGCTGGCGACGCGTTGTTGTTTGTCTATGAAACAGAGAAAGGCAAAGTTGCGGTTAAGATGGACTATGAAGTAAAAATCAAGGATGAATTAAGTGGTAAAAAACTAGCTCACAAATTGAATATTGTGAGAACGGCAAGTGTGGTTGAAGATTTTACCCAGCTTGGGGCATTTGAAGTGTTGTATGGTTCGCTGTAATAGTTTGCCTGATTCGAACAGGATAATCAGCCGTCTTTCGACCCTGGACCCTTTCCAGTTGGTAACCCCTATTACAGCGTATAACCTTTTGCAGTGGTTTGCCTGATTCGAACAGGATAATGCGGACTTATGCCAAGCAACCTTTCCAGTAGGAAACCCCCACCGCAAGATCACTATACCCCCGCACGAAATTTAAATCAAGAGAAAACCTATGTTAAAGATCACCCTTAACGACAATCAGGCAATTCAGAAGCTCACCGGAATTGCGAGCCAACTGCAACACCCGCGCAAACTTTATGGCTTGTTGGGTGAAACCTTGAAGAAAATTCATGCCGACCGATTTAAAGCTGAAGTTGCGCCCGATGGTAAAAAATGGCAACCCCTTTCCCCTATTACACGGGAAATAAAAGGAAATGATCAGATACTAAAACAGGGTGGTTATTTATCACAAAAGACAGCATACAATTATGATGATAATCGTCTTGAGTTTGGTTCCGATGCAAAATATGCCAAACTGCACCAGTTTGGTGGCGTAATTAGACCGAAGAAAGGCAAGCGGTTAAAATTTGGAAAAGGGAGTAATACCGTTTATGCTAAACAGTCTAAAATTCCTGCGCGTCCATGGTTGGGAGTGAATGCTCAGGACGAACAAAAACTTCTGAAAAAAGCCACCGCACTTTTGCAACGTCAAATTAACCAAGATTTAAGATAACCACTAAAAATCAAAATAACGCCACAAATTCGCGCTGTGGCGTTTAAATCTAAAAATAATACGATTTATCGTCTCAAAAAATTTAAATCGAATTTAAGCGATTTGAACCGCATTTAAAGCGTTTTAAATTTCAAGATAAAGTGTAATTTGCTTTTAGCCCCAACTTTCCCTTCAAAACCTTTAAAGTAGTTTAAAATCCAAACGCCTCTTTTCCCTCTATGCTAACGGTATTCAAACGAGGATACCTTATGCAACTAATCGAAATTTTCAAAGCAGGCAAACGCACTGACGCAAACGGCGTGGAAGTGGAAATCACCACCGCCGATTTGCAACAAGCCGTTGACGCTTACAACATCAATTTTCACGAATCACCAGCCGTTATTGGACACCCTAAACACAATGCGCCCGCTTATGGCTGGGTGAAACGTCTTGAACTGGATGGCGATGTACTTAAAGCCGAATTCGACCAAATCGACCCAGAATTTGCGGAGATGGTTGAAAAAGGCCGCTTCAAGAAAATTTCTTCCTCTTTCTATCTTGCCAACAGTCCGAACAATCCTTGCCCCGGTAACTTGTATCTACGCCATGTCGGCTTTTTAGGCGCAATGCCACCTGCCACGAAAGGCCTACGCAATCCGGAATTCGCCGACAACGAAGCAAGCCTGTGGCGACGATTGCGAGATTGGATTATCGGCACGCACGGACAGGAAGAAGCGGACAAAGCCGTGCCGGATTATTTAGTGGCAAGCGTGCAGGAAGAATCCATTCGCAATGATTTAAAGCGGTATCAACAAGACGAAACAGGTATTCCAATGCCTAGTTTTAATGAACCCAATCAACCTTCAGAACCACAAGGAGAACCTGAAATGACAGCTGAAGAAATCGAACAGCTCAAGGCAGAAAACCAACAGTTGAAAGCCGAAAAAGCTGAAGCAGCACTTAACCAAGCCAAAGCCGACAATGCCGACTTTGCCGAAGGTTTAGTGAAAGCGGGCAAACTTGCCCCGGTGGCGAAACAACAAGCCATCGATTTATTGAATTACGGCTCGACTACTGCCGCAGGTGGCGTGGTTGAGTTTGGTGAAGGTGAAAACCTGCACGGCAAAATCAAAGCGTTTTTGGAAGCTCAGCCGCAAATTGTTGAATTTGGCGAAGTGGCAACCAAAGACAAAGCCGCAGGCGCAGAAGACGGCACAGTGCAATATGCCGAAGGCACGTCAGCTGACGCCATCGACATGGACAAAAAAGTCCGTGCTTACATGAAAGAACACAATGTGGATTACACAGCCGCATTTAACGCAATCACTCAATAAAGGAGCAAATCAATGACTGATTTATCAAAACAACGCGTCGTTGACCCGGTATTAACCGAACTCGCGCAAGGCTATTACAACGGCAATATGATTTCCGAAGTGTTATTCCCGGTTGCCGAAACGCAAAAAGAAGGCGGCAAAATCCCTACATTCGGTCGTTTGGCGTTCCGTTTACAAACCACTAAACGCGAACTCCGCGCAAAATCAAACCGTTTAACACCGGAAGATATTGGATCATTGACCGTTGTTTTAGAAGAAAACGACATCGAATATCCAATCGACATCCGCGAAGTGAATGAAACTGAAGGTGTATATCCGTTGCGTCAATACGCCACCGGTGTTACTCAGGATGTGATTGCCCTTGGTCGTGAGAAAGCTTGTGCAGACTTAGCCTTAAACGAAGCTAACTACGAAACAACAAACAAAGTGACTTTAAGCGGCACGTCTCAATTTACCGACCCTAATTCAGACCCGATTGGTGTGATTAAAACCGGTATTCGCGCAATTAAGCGAACCACTGGTCGCAAGCCAAACGTCTGCGCAATTTCCGGTGATGTGTGGGAAGTGTTAAGCGAACACCCGAAAGTATTAGAAAAAATTAAATACGTTTCTACTGCGGTATTAACACCGGAAGACTTTGCCCGTTTAGTAAAAATCGACAAAGTGATTATCGGTGAAGCGGTGTACGAAGAAAGCGGTGAGTTGAAAGATATTTGGTCGAAAGCGATTGTGCTGGCTTATGTCGCTCCGCCGTCCAAAGAGAAAAAACAAAACATTTATGAGCCGTCATACGGTTATACCGTGCGTCGTAAAAACGGCTTGTATGTGGATACCTACACCGAAGTTGGCGGCAAAGTTGAATTGGTGCGTACTACCGATATTCACAAACCATACATCGTGGGTAAAGCCGCCGGTTACTTAATCAAAGGCTGTATTTAAACCCGATTCAAACCGCATTTAAACGCGTTTTAAGTGTGGTTGATTTTGACCTTATTTTTTAGGAGATAACCATGTCCGAAACACAAAAAAAAGCCTATTTGGTTGCTGCCGCTATGGCGATTTTGCACAACGGTAAACGTTATGAGCAAGGCGACAAAATCGAACTGACCGATGAAGAAGCGGAAAAAATCTCGCTTTACATTGCGTTAGATGAAGATGAAGCAGCGCGCCAGCAAGCTGAAGCAGAAGCCGAAAAACAACGTTTGGCGGCAGAGAAAGCGGCACAAGAAGCCGCTGAAAAAGCTGCACAAGAAGCAAAGGAAAAGGCCGAGGAAGAGAAAAAAGCGCAGGAAACAGCTAAAAAACGCGGTCAGGCTGATAAAGACGTCCAAGATAACAAAGATAAGGACGAGCAATAATGTACATCTCGGCACAAGATTTAACGGAGGTGATGAGCGAAAGCACGTTGATTGCGTTATCTAACGACACATCACGCGCCACCGAAGCAGATATTGCTGTGCTCGCTAAAGCCTGCGCTTACGCCACAGAAATCGTGGACGGCTATTTGCGCTCGCGTTATGTGTTGCCATTAAGTCAAGTGCCGACCCTTGTACGTAATATCTGTTTGCAACTGGCGCGTTTTTGGTTGTATTCACGTCGTCCGGAAGGCAAAGGCTTTCCGGATAATGTGAAAGAAACCCATGCGCAAGCCTTGAAGGATTTGGAGCGAATTCAAAACGGCAAGTTACACCTTGGTTTAACCGAACTCGGTTCAGCCCAAGACGACAACTTGCCGTCCGCCCTTAAATTCAAAACAAAAGCCCCGCAGAAACTGGATTTATCAGGATATTAATATGAGTGCCACCCTCCCGATTTTAGACAGCATCCGCAAGCGGATTGAAGACAAAACGGAACAGTTCAGCATTGAATTATTTCCTGATGATTTAGAACACTACAACCTCACCGACGAATTTGGTGCAGTGCTA